GTAAAGATGTACGACAGATAAAGAGTGCCATAGATAAAGCTATGGATGTGTACGAGAGAACAGTAACACCTGATGAGATTGAAGCATTGTTCATGGCTAACAATCCATCAATGACTACTGCACAGAAACAAGCATACTCTAGTTTGTTTCACCAAATAAAGAAGGAGCAACCACTTGGTAGTGACATTGCACAAGAGGTGCTATCCAAGTTGTTTCAACAAGTTGTTGGCGAGGATATAGCCAACTTAGGTTTTGATTATGTGAATGGTGCTAAGTCTTCACTAGAACCTCTACGTAATATCCTTGAACACTACGGAGATGACTTCACACCTAACTTAAATATTGAGTGGGATGACATTGACTTAGATACTCTACTAGCTAAGAATGATTTAGAAGCTAGGTGGACATTCAACATACCTAGCCTTACACGTAAGGTAGAAGGTGTGAATGCAGGTCACTTGATTGAGATAGGTGCTAGACCTAACACAGGCAAGACATCTTTCCATGCTAGTTTGATTGCTAGTCCAAATGGTTTTGCACATCAAGGTGCTAACTGCATTATCCTATGTAACGAAGAAGGATATCACAGAGTAGGTGCAAGATACTTAACTGCATCGACAGGTATGGAAATGAAAGAGATAAAAGCTAACCCTGCTAAGGCACGTGACTTGTATGCACCTGTCAAAGATAGAATCAAGATTAAGGATGCGACAGGTAGAGACATGGCATGGGTAGAGAGTGTGTGTAAGGCATACAAACCTGATGTAGTACTCTTGGACATGGGAGATAAGTTTGCACGTACAGGTGGCTTTGCTAGACAGGATGAAGCACTCAAAGCGAATGCAGTACATGCTAGACAGATTGCTAAACAACATGAGTGTGCAGTCTTTTACATGTCACAGTTATCTGCTGAAGCTGAAGGTAAAGTCATACTGAACCAAGCCATGATGGAAGGGTCACGTACAGGTAAAGCAGCTGAAGCTGACTTGATGATTCTGATTGCTAAGAACCCACAGGTAGAAGGGCAAGATGAAGAAGATACACAGAGACATTTGAATGTTGTTAAAAATAAGTTGACAGGATGGCATGGTAGTGTACACTGTGAATTGAATTACAGAACAGCGAGGTACGAAGCATGAAGCTAACATTAGACGTAGAGAATACAGTAACACATAGAGATGGTAAGTTACACCTTGACCCTTTCGAGAAAGACAACAAGCTAGTTATGGTTGGTTGTTTAACAGATACTGGCAAGGAGTATTTATTCAGAGATAACTATGATGGATTACAAGAGCTACTCAATGAAGCTACCATTCTCATTGGACACAACATTGTGCATGACTTGATGTGGATATGGGAATGTGGATTCAAATATGATGGCTCTGTATTTGATACAATGTTAGGTGAGTATGTACTACAACGTGGACAGAAACAACCACTCTCTCTTGAAGCGTGTGCAGAAAGATATAACTTAAATACTAAGAAACAAGATACATTGAAAGAGTACTTCAAGAAAGGTCTTGGTGTAGATGAGATACCTGCTGATGAATTATCAGAGTATCTATCTGCTGACTTACATGCTACACAAGAGTTAAGTAGTGAGATATATAAGAAGTTAAATACTGTAGAGTATGGTAGTTTAATGAGTACTGTTGTACTAACGAATCAAGTTGCAGTTACTTTAGCTAGAATATATCAGAGAGGTTTTACTGTAGACGTCAATGCTTTAGATACTGTGAGAGAGGAGTTTGAAAAGGAAAGACAAGACTTGAGAGTATCCTTGAATGAGCAAGTAAGTAAACTCATGGGAGATATACGTATCAATCTTAACAGTCCTGAACAATTATCTTGGGTTATCTACAGCAGAAAGCCACATGATAAAGCTATGTGGGCAAATAACTTTGAGCCATACATGAGTGACACAGAGTTTCGTAAAAACATTAAACAACATTCCAAAGTTCTTTATAAACAACTAGCATCTACTTGTGTTGACTGTAAAGGATGGGGAGAAATTAGAAAGGTAAAGAAAGATGGAACACCTTATACAAACCCTACCAAATGTAAGACTTGTAATAGGGATGGTCATACTTTTACTGATATTGTGGACAGTGTGGCAGGACTAAAGTTTAATGCACCTAACCCTAAGTGGATTAGTGCTAATGGATTCTCAACTAGCAAGACACAACTAGAAGTACTAGAAGGTGTAGCAAGACAACGTGGCATGAAAGAAGCTGAGAAGTTCTTACGTGATGTACGTAGATTGAGTGCAGTTGAGACTTACCTATCGTCATTTGTTGATGGTATTAATATGTATCTTAAACCTGATGGTAAGCTTCATGTGAGATTATTACAACACAGAACTTCTACAGGTAGATTTAGTGGTGCAGACCCTAACATGCAGAACATGCCTAGAGGTGGTACGTTTCCTGTGAAGAAAGTGTTTGTGTCACGTTGGGAAGGTGGCAAGATACTTGAAGCTGACTTTGCACAGTTAGAGTTCAGAGTGTCTGCCTATTTATCACAGGATGAGGTAGCTATAAATGAAGTCACTACTGGTTTTGATGTTCACTCGTATACGTCTAAAGTTATTACAGATGCAGGTCAACCTACTACTCGCCAAGATGCGAAGGCACACACGTTTGCACCTTTATATGGAGCAACAGGATTTGGAAGAACTAAAGCAGAAGCTGAATACTACTCACACTTCACAGAGAAGTATCAAGGAATCAAGTCATGGCATACCAGATTGGCTAAAGAAGCTGTGAATACAGGTAAGATAAGAACACCATCAGGTAGAGAGTTTTCTTTTCCTGATGTGAAGAGAAGAAGGAATGGGAGTGTATCACACTTCACACAGATAAAGAACTATCCTGTGCAATCATTTGCTACTGCTGATATAGTTCCATTAATTCTTCTCAAGATAGATGAGTTACTACAGACTATGCAAAGTTGTGTAGTAAATACTGTACACGATTCTATTGTAATTGACATTCATCCTGATGAGGAAACACAGGTACTAGATATCATAAAACTTGTGAACTCACAGATGAATGGATTAATTGAAAAGCATTTTGGTATAGAGTTTAATGTACCATTATTACTAGAAGCAAAAATAGGTAACAATTGGCTTGACACTAAAGACGTTAGCTGATATAACTATAAGACTTTAACAAAGAGAAAGGAAATATATATGACAAATGAAGTAATAACAATTGATAAGGACAACTATTCAGCGATGGCTAAAGTCATGGGCATGTCAGGTGAAAGCACTTCTGAAAAGAAGCAAGTGAGTACTCTAGCAAGGCTACGAATTAACCATACTCCTATCATGGGAGAAGAAGAGGTTAAGGGTAAGATGACTAAAGTAGAAGTAGTTGAAGGTGGTACTTACAAACTTGAGATACCTGATGGGGATACTTACTTTGCTACTTCAGCTAAGATAAGACCATACCTACAAAGATTCATGTACAAAAGATTCGTCATGGGTGTAGGAGATAAACCTAATCGTTACATTAAGACTATCATGGGAGATAATCTCAATATAGATTTAAAGGATAACGATGGTGGGTTTAACTGTGGTAAACCTTCAGGTTGGATTAAAGACTTCAAAGCATTGCCTGAGAAGATGCAAGACTTAATCAGACAGATTAAAAGAGTACGTGCAGTCTTTGGTACTATTGAGTTAGTTAATCCTACTGATAATGCAGGTAATCCTGTAGAGGTAGAATCACTACCATTCATATGGGAAGTAGAGAACAGAGATGCATTCAAAACTGTTGGTGCAGTCTTCTCTCAACTAGCCAAGATGAAAAGATTACCTGTACAGCATATCATTACTGCTAATACAGAAGAGAGAAAGCTACCTAATGGTAATAGCTTCTATCTACCTGTCACTTCTCTTGATGCTACAACTCAGTTGGAGTTAACTGATGCAGAGCAGACAAGGTTTGCTGACTTTGTATCTTGGGTGCAGAATTACAATGAGTATATAATAAATGCTTGGAGTGAGAATGCAAACAGAGATATCAAAGATGAAGACATGTCTACAGTAGAAGACTTTGTTGACATTGATGCAGAAGAAATAGCATAATGAACCATCCTGCTGAACTCGTAGTGCATCAATACATGTCTGATGCTGTAAATGGTAAGTCTAATATGTCTGAAGAAGTAATTCAACAGGTAGGTAATGACGTTATGGATGCCCTGCGAAAGCAGTTTGGTGGGGATAACAAGAGAGGTGACTTCACTTTACGTATGTCTAACTTAGGAAGACCTACTTGTCAGTTGTGGTTTGAAAAGAATAAACCTGAAGTTGCTTCAGCTAAACCAAATAACTTTATGATGAACATGATGTTAGGAGATATAGTTGAAGCAGTCTTCAAGGGTATTCTTAAAAGTGCAGGTGTCAAGTACGAAGACCCTAAGACTGTATCATTAGATGTAGGAGACACGAAGGTATCAGGCACGTATGACTTAGTTATAGACGATGCAGTTGATGATGTGAAGTCAGCTTCTGCATGGTCATATGATAATAAGTTTGAATCATTTGAAACCTTAAGTGATGGTGACCCCTTTGGTTATGTTAGTCAGCTAGTTGGTTATGCAAAAGCTGCCAAGAAAAAGATTGGTGGTTGGTGGGTAATCAACAAAGCTAATGGTGCATTTAAATATGTGTCAGCACAAAATGCTGATGCTGAAAAAGAAATGCAGAAGATTGAAGCAACAATTAAAACTGTACAAGAGAATAAGTTTGAACGATGCTTTGAACCTGTAGAGGAAACATTTAGGGGAAAGCCTACAGGCAATAAGATACTAGGAACTAGTTGCAGTTTCTGTAGCTATAAGTATTCTTGTTGGGAAAACTTGAAGGACTTACCTTCAGTAATGTCTAAGGCACAGTTCCCTAAAATTGTGTCTTACGTAGAACTAAGAAAGGAGTATACAAATGAGCAAGTCAGTTGAAGACCTTAAGTCTGAGATAGATGAAATGGAAAAGCAATTAGCTGAAGCTAAGAAAGCATATCGTGAAATGCGTACAGCAGGTTTGCGTGATGCTATTGAAGCTAGAAAGGCAGCTGATGAAGCAGTAAAAGAAGAACTTAAAAACTTAGGTTACTCTAATACACATTCATATAACAATCCATTTATATCTTGGCGAACCTTTTAATGTCACCTCATAGTGTACGTAGAGAAGCAATAAAGTATGGGTATAGGAGTGGGTTAGAACATGCCCTCTCCTTATACTTGAAGGAACATAAACACAAGTATGATTATGAGACTATCAAGATAGAGTGGGAAGACCTAACGTATCGCACCTATACCCCTGACTTTATATTAAACAATGGTATTATAATAGAAACAAAAGGCAGATTTTTAGCAGCAGATAGAAAAAAACATTTATGTATAAAGAAACAACATCCTAATCTAGACATACGATTTGTATTCACAAACAGTAGAAGTAAACTAAGCAAGGGTGCTAAGTCAACATATGCACAGTGGTGTATGAAACATGGCTTTAGATATTACGACAGGATTATTCCTGAAGAATGGTTAAAAGAAAAGGGTAAGAATAAACACCCTGCCTTCATAAAGTTTAAGGGTACAAAAATAAAAAGGAGATAAAGCATGGATGAGAAACGTAAAAAAAGAAAGAGGTTAAGGGCAAGTTTAGTAAAAAGAGATTTTGTTATACGTGTCAGACCTAGCCTTAATAGAAAGCATCAATGGACTGGTGCTGTTGACATAGGTATAGTAACAGACCCTGAGAATAAAATGAATGATGATGACTACTATCAAGTATTACATTTATGTAAGATGATGTGTGCCATCGTACCCTTAACAGAAGAAGACTGTGATTTACGTGATGACATAAATGATTTTATTGAAAAGGTTG